TGGACGGCTCGCCGCCGGAAATACGGTTCCATTGTTTTGAGGATCGCAAGGTCCATGCCCTGAGCATCAGTGACCAGCGTCTGAATCTGCTGGATGCCAGCCCACTGCAGGAACTCGCAAAGGTTGATAACCTGCACCTCAATCTCGGCTTGTTCGCTTAAATCCGCTTGCGGGTACATCTGGCGAGCCTGTTCAGTACAAACGCCCAGGCTGCTGCTGACGCCGCCGGTGTTGTAGACCCGCATCTTTGCTTGGCCTGTCGCCTCGCCGCAGGCCGCTTGAACAACATGGAAGATGTTGCTTAAGTGCGTGTTGTGCTGCCGCAGGTAGGCTGCCGCTTCCGGCAGCGGCTCAAACATGAAAAAGCGGTCGTGGCCTTGCAGTAGTCGCAAGGTCTCGGCACAGCCTTTATTCGGCCCGACACAGACGAAGACACGTTCACTCATAGGCTGGTCAGCTCCTTAACGCCGTCAGCACGCCATGCCGCAAGCAGCGACTGCACCGCCGCCACAAACTCGGCAGGTTGCTTGTCAGCTGCCGCCAGCAGTGCCTCCTTGTGACGCTGACAGTATCCGGCCGCATCGCAGTCTTCCGCACCAGCCGTCGACTCGAGCCGCTCCTGCCAGCGTGTGTAAAAGCCGTCGACCCATTCAACGAAGTTCTTAGCCCGAAGTCCTCGCTGCTCGATCCGGTTGCACTCGACGCCGACCATATGCTGCAGCTGGGCCTGTGCGGCTGGCTCCACCGCCTCGCTTGTCGACCTGTCCGGCAAGCTTGATTCGCCTGTAGCAGGGTCCGTGATCGTCGGGTCAATCATCGGGTTGGCAAACTTGTCGCCGCCGTCGTATGGGTTCATGTCCAGCTTGGCCCTCGCTTCATTGGGGCTTATGATTCGATTCATAATTCCTTGCGCCAATGAGTTGATCGTCGTTTGCGTGTCCGTCATGATCAGCGTTTGTCGGTTGAACTTGAAGTAGTACTGGTCGGCCATCTTCTCCCGGTCGGTTAATAGCTTGGACCGGCACTGCATTTCCCACTTGATTAACCAGCGGTTCAGGCACGACTGCAGCTCCGAAATCTGTTTTTGCTCGAGACTGCTGTAGCTACTGCGGGACTCATCGCCAGGCATCGACTCCAGCCCGAACCAGAGCATGATGTCCGTGCGGTTAAACTTCTGCTGTTCGACGAACTGGGCGTCGTGGTTGCTCATCGTCAGCACGTTGGCCGTCACGCCTTCACGCAGCAGGCCGACCAGTTCGCCGTCTTCGTTGTGGTGCTTGCGGAAAGTTGTCAGGAACTCCGACGCCTGCTTCTCGTCACGGAATGAACCCGGCGGAGCTTGCAGCATCATCCGGCCAGTGAATCCTTTTTCCGACTGCTTCGTCGCCAGCCGCTGACCGTTCAGGCCCATCGACAGCGACTCCCTTGCAACGCTGGCAAACGACTTGCCCTCGACGCCGTCGTAGCCGAAGCCTTGGATGTGCAGGACATCCCGGTCGTGAATCACAACGGTCGTCTCTGGGTTGGCGGTCATCGCCTCCTCAAAGTTGCCGGAATAGGCAGCGATGCGGTCGTGGTCCATGTTTGGATTGGTCACGTGGTACTTCTCGCCGCCAACCATGTAAGTCTTGGTCCGGTCAGGCATCAGCGGCAGCAGCTCCGTCGGCCTGCCTGCTTGGCGAATCACTACCGCCCGGCCGTTGCCCCAGCCGATGGCGTGGCCCTGTATCGTTTCCTTCCAAACGTCGGCGGTCTGATAGTCGTTAGGCTGCCACCGCAGCAGGTTCCAAGCTGCATGGCCGATGCCGTCGTCGCTCCCGCCGCCCGGTAGCTTGCGGCGAATCTCCAGCGGCATCTGGCCGACCATGCCGCTAATCTTCGACATCGCGTACCACACGCCAGCCAGTCCCAGCATTGTGTGCGGATTGACTGGCGTCACGCCGTCATCGGTTCCATTGAACCACTTCAGCAAGCCGTTAATTCCGAATCCCATCCGTGCCACTCCGTTAGCCGATAAACAAGTTGCCTGTGAACTTCGACTTGCAAACCATCACTGCCCGCATTGCCATCAGCGACGCCACCGCCGCATCAATCTTCTCTTTGCTGTGCTTCTTGTCCGGCATCACCTGATCGCGGCTGTTGCGGTTGATGCTCATGTTAAGGGCACACCACCGCAGCACCGAGTCGTTGATTGCCGGACGTAGCCGACCTTCCGCCGCCGCATTCTGGAACTCGAGCAGCACTTCGTTGAAATGGTGATGGGCCTGCGGCATCTTCACCGCCGTCAGTCCGGCCGCATCCAGTTCGTCGCCAAGCTGGCTGGCGTTGTACGGGTCAAACGCCACCATCTGGATGCCCAGCTGTTCGCATTCATCCAGCAGCGAATCACGCAGGCTGGCCACGACGTAGCGGCACTTCACCAGCTGGCCGCCATGTATCCAGTGACTCCACGGCTGCTGGGTCAAGTCCCGCCTCGACTCCTCGCTGATAAACGCCCGGCTTCGCATTTCGTAGCGGTAAACCGGCCGCAGGTTTCCGGCAGCGTCTTCCGATTCGCCGACCTTGAACCTTGCCACCAGTCCGTATGCCGCCAAGTCATCCTTGCCGCCCAGGTCCACGCCCGCAGCAATGGCGTCGGCTTCGTCCCAGTTCGATAGCGGTGCGGCGATGCTGTCCCACAGTTCGGCCGTGATGCCGTTCTCGACGCTGCTGACGGTGCGGTTGCAGTGATACCGCATGAAGTCGTGCCGAGCCTGCGGCTTGTTCTTGGCCTTGGTCGCCTGCTCGGCCAGATAGTCGAGCTTCACCGAGACGCCAAGATTTGGATTGGCCTTGACCCAAACGGCCGAGTCGAACGGGTCGTCGGTCTCGTCAATCTCGTAGATGATGCCGAACGTGCTGTCGTCCTGCCAGTCGCCTTTGATGACGCCGCGGGTGTAAGCCAGTTCCTCGTTGTAAATTCGGCTGCGGTCGTTGCCTGCCGTCGTGATCATTACCTGCATCGGCTGAGTACGTGCGGCACTGCCTGTCGTCATCGTGGCATAAAAGTCCCGGTGGTATTCCTGCCACGCATGCAGCTCGTCGAAGAAAACGCCGTGGGGGTTGAGCCCGTCATACGGCCGGTCGCTGCCCAGTGGCCGAAGGAAAGAATTGGTTGCCTCAAATGCCACGTTGTCTTTGGTCACGCTGGCATGCCGCCCAAGGTACGGCGACTGCCGCAGCATCCGGTTTGCTTCCTTGTGAATGATGCGAGCCTGATCCAGCTTGGTCGCACCGATATAGACTTCGGCCCCAGCCTCGCGGTCGGCCGCCGTCAGCAGCAGCGCCAGCCCGGCACAGTAAGACGACTTGCCGTTCTTCCTGGCAACGCTGATAAACGCCCTGCGGAAACGGCGGGTGCCGTCCTCCCGTTCCCAGCCGAACAGGTTCCAGTTAATGAACGCCTGCCACGGTGACAAGTGAAACGGATGGCCGACGAACTCGCCGATTGAATGCCGCAGCAGCAGCGGGAAGAACTGGCACGAACGCTCGGCCCGCTGCTGGTTCAGCCGGTAGGGAAAGTCCGGCGTTTGCTGCCGTGACAAGTCTCGCTGGTATCTGGCCACCGCCGACTTAACCATGTCGCACGCAACCACCGAGCCATCCTGCACGTCGTCGCAGTAGCTTGTCAGGGTGTCGCGATACGCATGAGCTTGAATCAACCGATGCCTGCTTTCATAAATTCAGCAAACGGGTCTTGTTCTTTTTTTGGTTCTTCAACTTTCATGGCGGCACGGTCAATCGGAGAAAGTCCGAATTGCCTTGCCAGCCTGTCGTACTGTGCCGATAATTTAAGGTAGGTCGTAATCAGCTTGACATCGACAGCCGACTGCTCAATTGCTATTTGAACGTCGTTGAGTTGTTGACGAATAAAACTGAGCTGATACAACTTCCCCTCGTCGCAGTTTTTCAGCACGCAGTCAGGTAGTGTGTCCAGCACAATTTGCCATTGCCGCTTGCCGTCCTGACGCAGTGATTCAGGTGGCGACAACTGCAGCGGTGCAGATGGAAACGCAGCAGCCTCAAGACGGGTTGCGTGTCTGTCCTGGCGGTACGTTCCATCCAGCTTGTGCTTCGACGCCAACTTCGGCTTACGTCCTTGTCTTCCTTTGTAACCGGCCATCGCAATAAAGCTCCGCAGTTCGTTTCTGTTCGTCGCGTTTCTGATTCGTACAGTGACTCAAATGCAAAAAAATAACCTTACACAACTGAAGCCAGCGGCCTCCAGCGGGCCACCATCAAATCGCTCAATTTGACTGGGTGGGGGGAAAGG